AAGCGGCGCGTCTATCAGTTGAAGATCGAACCGCTCTGTCGGCGCTGTCGTGAGCTCGGACGCACGACGCCGGCAACGGTGGCCGACCACGTCACGCCCCATAAAGGCAATTGGAATGCCTTCGTGCTGGGCGAACTGCAAAGCCTCTGCGCCGAGTGCCACCAGCGGAAGCTTGCTGATCAAACCCGTGGATATAGCTCAGATGTCGGGCTCGATGGTTATCCGCTCGATCCTGGCCACCCTGTGTACCAGCCGCGATCCCACGCGCTGCGCCCCGAAGGGAAAGGGATCACGGCTAGCTCAGGGGCCAGGGGGGAGGGTCAAAAAAGCAATCCCTGAAAATCGGCGGCGGGGCCCCGGCCCAATGACGCTAAATGGTACAATCGGTTCGGATCAGCGATTTCTGATGCTTTTTTGATGGCTGACCGGTCATCATCAGTTGGTATGGCAGGAGCTTCTTGGAATGCCGCGTGGACGCAAGTCGATGAATGCCTTGAGCGTGGTTCCGGTCATCCCGGGACAAGGACGACCAGAGGCTCCTTCCGCGTTGGACGAAGCGGAAAAGGTCGTTTGGCGAGAAATTGTCGGCGCAATGCCGCCGAATTGGTTCGGGCTGGAATGCCAGCCGGTTCTACGCCGGTTGTGTGCGCAGGTCGTGATTTCGGAAGGGCTCGAGGAACAATTGCGTAAGGTTCGGGCCGATGGCTCCGCGGATAGCGAACGTGCTGCCAGGCTTGCCGATGCCCACCGGGATGCGGCGCGGGCCGTGAATCAGCTGTCTCAGTCTTTGCGCCTGACGCCGAAATCGCGATGGAGTGCCAGAACTTCTGGGACTGAGGTTAGGCATGCGGTCAAGCAGCGGCCGTGGGACATCAGGGCCCGTGGCTAAACGCAAAAATAATGCGGCGAAGAAAGGACGTGTCAGCGCCGCCGATATAGTCGCCTTCGTCGAGCACGTCTGCTTTATCCCGGAAGGCACGCACGTCGGCAAGAAGCTTCAGCTCTACAATTGGCAAAAACGCGAGATTGCGCGGATCTACGACAACCCGGTTGGCACGCGCCGGGCGATCCTCAGTTTTGGGCGCAAGAACGGCAAGACAACATTCGCAGCTTGCTTGCTCCTGGCTCATCTCTGCGGCCCACCCGCAAAGAGTAGGCCCAACTCGCAGCTGTTCTCTGCGGCACAATCACGCGATCAGGCGGGTATCATTTTTTCACTTGCGGCCAAGATGGTCCGCATGAACCCAGTTTTGTCGCAGGCTGTAACCGTCCGTGAAACCGCCAAGGAGTTGATTTGCACCGAGCTGGGCACGCGCTATCGAGCGCTTTCGGCTGACGCAACGACGGCGTTCGGGCTGTCGCCGGCCATGGTAATCCATGATGAATTGGGTCAGGTACGGGGTCCGCGCTCACCCTTGTACGAAGCGCTCGAGACGGCGACGGGCGCGCAGGCTGATCCGCTATCGATTGTCATTTCCACGCAGGCGCCGACTGCTGCCGACCTGATGTCAGTCTTGATCGATGATGCGCTTGCCGGTCATGACCCGCATACGGTCGTTTCCCTGTACACTGCGCCGACCGAGCTGGATCCGTTCGATGAGCGAACGATCCGCCTAGCCAACCCGGCGTTTGGCACGTTTCTGTCTGCCAAAGAAGTGTTGGCCATGGCCAGGGACGCGCAGCGTATGCCCGTGCGCGAAGCCGAGTACCGCAATCTCATTCTCAATCAGCGGGTCGAGGTCAGTAATCCCTTTATCGCCCCCGCGGTGTGGAAGGCCTGTGGTGGGCCCGTTGGCCCGCTGGAGGGCATTCCACTCTATGGCGGGCTTGACCTCTCCGAGGCGGCCGATCTCACGGCACTGGTTCTGATCGGAAAGCGCGATGGCAAATGGCGGGTAGAGCCGACTTTCTGGCTGCCATCCGAGGGACTGAGTGAAAAATCGGTGGGCGACCGCGTACCCTATGACACGTGGGCGAGGCAGGGCTATTTGGAGACTACTCCCGGGCGGTCGATTTCCTATGAATTCGTCGCCTCCTATTTGCGCGACGTCTTCCGGCGCTACGATATTCGCAAGCTTGCTTTCGACCGCTGGAACTTCAAGCATCTGCACCCGTGGCTCCTCAGGGCCGGCATGGGTGAGCAATTCGTCAAGGACCACTTCGTCGAATTCGGCCAAGGCATGCAGAGCATGTCGCCGGCGCTGCGGGACCTCGAGCAGGTTCTTCTGGAGGGCGAGCTCGCACATGGCAATCATCCGGTGCTGACCATGTGCGTCGCCAATACAGTCATCACGCTTGACGACGCCGGCAATCGCAAGCCGAGCAAGCGCAAGTCGACCGGACGCATCGACGGGATGATCGCGCTGGCAATGGCGGTCGGAGTGGCGCCACTGCTGACAAAGCAGATCGATATTTCAACACTCATCGTTTAGGGAGATGACGGTGCGAGCCTCTAGCACCTGGCCAAAACAGCGCCGCTTGTAGGCCTGAAGCTACAGGTGGCGATCGGACCGCTTTGCGCCCTGCGGGGCGCGGGGCGTGGAAAAACACGCTTCAACGAGTTCGCCCTCTCACAGCGAAAACGCGTGGACACCTATCTTTGCGATGGGATCGAAGCCAAGCATGTCCATTTCCCAATTTTTCTTGCCTCGTTAGTCAGAGCTTGCACCTAGTTTCTAGCGCTGCGCGTTCAGCCGCAGTTTGCTTTTCAATAGCAACCTATTGTTTTGTAACAGCTCGAAAGCACGCGCGTTTACACCTAATAACTTGAAATAGCGTAAGAAAGAGCTGACTCTTAATCAGCGGGTCCAAGGTTCGAGTCCTTGTGCGCCCACCATTTAACATGCTGAGTTAATTAATGTTTTATGTATCCTGGGGAGGCATCGCGTGCGGAAGACGGTCCTGGGGACGCATAGGGGACACAAATCAAGTGCGTGCCCGTCTAAGCTGCGTATCACCCCAACAATCTCCCGACGTGAACAATCGTCTTTTGGGTCGTCGTGTCGATCCGCATGTCAGTTGCAGCGCTTAGAGTTCGTCGAAGACATCGTTCCTGATCACAACGGTGCCGAGCGCCTTCTCGAGCGGTTGAATCAATTTCTGCGTCCACGCGCGTTGAAGCCCTTCCTCGATCGCAGTACGCATCGAACGTGGCGCTTCTTCCTCGAACCACTTTTTGAGATGCCGCCGCACATGCTCTTTGAATCTTGTGCGATAGTCGGCCTCGCACCGAGCCCAAAGATCGTTGGCTTCCGATAGCACGGGACGGCAGACCTCGGCCGCAATCGTTCTGGCCGCGACAAGGAAGCTTTCGAACCACGCCTCAACGCTTTCTGATAGCGCGAGCAAGAACTTCTGGCAGCTTGCGTATTTGTCATCACCGGCGAGGTTCTTCAGATCAATCACGATTCGCTGCACAGCCTCCTGAGCTCTAAGGTTGGCGTCTTCTGCGGCGCCCGTTCCGAGCGCATGATAAACGTCGAAGTTCCACCACGAACCCGCGCGAGTCACCGAGGCTAGCAGCGATTTTTGATGGGTGGCGCGATGTGCGATCTGACGGAGGAGCGCCTCGGAGAAAGGCCGTACCGAAGGTCCCAAGGTCCTGATCTGCTCGACCACCGTTTGCAGATGTCGAACGACCTCGCGCAGGTCGGCCTCCGCGCTTTTCTGTTCACGATTCTCGATGAGGGCCAGCCGCTGAAGCCGGTCAATTTCGCGCTCCCTGATGTGGCCGATCCGTCCGAGGAGTTGCTCATACGCCTTGCGCGGATCATCTTCCGAAGCGTTAAAGAAAAGGATCGGCATGTCGCCAAGTCTTTTGCGATCCAACTCATGGCGCGCGTGCGCGCCTTTGATGCGGCGCCCCTGCTCGATGGTTTCAACGTCGAGACCGGTCGTATCGTCGGCGACTTTCAGCGCCTCCTTTTCTTGATCAAGAATAAGCAAGACGGCCCGCTCTTCGAACTGCCGGAGCGCGCCGGTATCCGCGAGTTCACTAAAGAGTGTGTCGTAGTGGGGACCGGGGGGCAAACCGCTCCAGTGGACAGACGCACGGGTTGAAGGACAAGACGGTCGGACACGTCTTCCGTCTTCGAGAGGGCAAGGTGGCTCGCTTCGACATCCGGGATACTTGCCTAGGGCCCAGACTTCCTCAGAGCCAGAACGCTAGTAGAGGGGATTCCGGATGATCAGGGTCAACGCACGATTGCGGCTTCGAAAGACGGCGAGCTCGGAACGGATCTAGCCATCATCACCGGCAGTACCCCGCGTCACCGGCCCCTGCCGACGGTCCGAGCAATCGACACCCCGTTACACCCGCGGAGCGCGGACCTGTTAGGGTCCAAACTGCTCAATTTTGGGATTGAGCGGACCGGGATCCAGCAAAGGCCCACCAGGACTTTCGGCATTCGGGGTTTCCGGGCTCGGGCCCTTAGCAGTTTGTTGCTTGGTTTGGGCCGGGGCCGGATCACAGAAAACC